CCAATAAGCTCGGGTGGATGGCTGGCGTTCTGGATATGAAGGGCAAAATTATCCGGAAGAATAATCACCAACGAGCAACTCCCCAACTTGTTATCATGGTTGAAACCAAATCGATGGAGATAATTCGAGAACTTTCATCATTGACTGGAACACGTCCTGAATATAAATCTTCAAAACCAATTCCGATCTTTATGCGAAAAGGATGTCAGGAGCACTGTCCCGAAAAGCACGTTCACGTTAATGATTACGACGGCATTATGCCACCTATCTGCCGTTGGACGTTAACCGGTGCTGCGGCCGCTGTGATTATCTACAATCTAGAACCATATTTAATCTCAGATAATCGTCTTGTTGAAGCAATGAACGAAATCATTGAAAACACACCTTTGAGAAGCCACGGCAGTGGTGGTGTATACATCGCACTTCGACGGCTGAAGGAAATAGGATGGGAAATGCCGGAAAAGTACGATAGGGCACTAAGAGAACATTCCTCAAGAGCGTTCACCAATGCAGAAGCCAAATAGAGAACTCCGCCATGGGCCGAACGGTTTGACGGCAGAAACCTTATAAGTTTCCGGATCTGGTTCAATTCCAGAATGGCGGACTCCACGATATGAAGGGTTAGAAATGCCAATTCCGATTAATGGTTGTGTTTGTTTGCTGGGTATCGCTGCGCTTTTGTTTGTAGTATACCTTATAGCCTCTTTGGGTGGAGGAATAATTAATCGCAACAAAGACTAACAAATGGGATATAAGTACTGTCGACGTGTTGACAAAATGCTTGGCCACGACTATCCTGGTGTTGTCGGCAACGACTTCGTCCGATTTGAGTTGGATGAACTTGAATTGGGAGCATTAGTCGCAATGCAACTAGATGACCCGAATCAATGGTACTGGGAAATATACCGTGAAGAGCTTGATGGATTTTTGAGAAGTCTTATGTAAATCGGGCCGGTACCATAGTGGTTAATGGAACAGACTTTTAATCTGTAAGCCGCGAGTTCGAATCTCGCCCGGCCCACTTACCGGCCTACTTAGCCAACAATCAAGAAAGCTATGAGGTGTTGTAGAATGGCAACCAAGGAAAGAGATCGACCACTTTTCAATAAAAACACTCCGTATAGCGAGATTTGGGAGTGGTTCAAGGGTCGGTATCTTGGCCCTGGAAATAGTGAATTCGAGCTTCGTAGGATTCACAATAAGTGGAAGAAGCTTGCATCGGAGGTAAAGTAAGTGGCTACTGTTTCTTTTAGTTATACGGTTGGGTCTGCCAGATTTTCCACAGAGACGGAGGTCGATGATTGGGATGACTTAGATCAAGAGGAACGTGTCGACCGTCTTTTGGCGATTGCACTATCAGATGTAGAAGACATGATTGACGTTGAAGAAGACTCCATTAACGATGATTAAGTAGGAAAATATGGACAAGTACGCAATTGATTTCAAAAAGCTGTATGATGCGCTTGATAAGAAGCGTACCCACAGATTTGGTAAGCTGTCATGGAAGCGCATTGGCACGAGAATCCACATTGGAGAATCGACGCTTAGTCATTTGGCCGATGCTAATAATATCAGTGGTAATTCACTCGTAAATATTCTCATGTATCTTAATAAGCCAGTTTCCGAACTCGTCTCTGTGGTTGAACCTGACCCAACATACGATGATGCTGACAATATTAACGAAGAAAAAGAGGTTTGAAATGCCTACACCAATCAATGAAGCTAAGAAACTTGTTGCTAGAGTTAGGCGTGTATGGGGAAATGACGCGGTAGAAGTTGGCGGAGGTTCCAAAGATTTTCTTTACCGCATTACATCCCCCAATACCGGTGCTCGTGTTCAAATTCACGGTTCACCTTCTGACGAGAACTGGCTCAGCGTTATCGAACGACAGTTGCGGGCGGCCGGCTTCGACCGTGACGAGCAAATTTACAATGAGGTCAAGGAAACCGAGCGACTCGCCAAAATTGAGCGTGATCGCCGTGAAAATGACAAGAAGATTGCCGAAGCCAATCGTCACCTAGAAGCTATTGCGAGGGCCGCCGGCCCTTTGGGTCCACAGGTGGCAGATCTTAATTGGTTGTTTTCTAGGCACGAGTTCCCGGAGCGCCGACGCCTTTTGGTTCCACCCGAGCTTTCGCGTAAGATTCTCAATGAGCTTAATACCTCAAATCGTCCCCTTAAGGCTGGACGTGTAGAGTATTGGGCCAATCTGATGCGTCGTGGTAAGTGGGCCTACACTCACCAGGGTATTGCTTTTAACCAGGATGGACGGCTACAGGACGGACAACACCGTCTGACCGCCGCTGTGGTGGAAAACTTCACCCTTGACATTGATGTCAGTGTAGGTATGCCTTCAGAAAACTTCATGAAGGTAGACGTTGGTAACATGCGCTCGGGTGCTGATACCATGGCTACCGAAAAGAAGGACTTCCCGACAACTCTTTCTGGTGCGGCTAAGCTCGTTTATGCATATGACCGTTATGGTCCGGAGATGCGACAGTATGCTCGTAGTGGTGGTCGTCGCATCTCTAATGACGATCTTTCCGAGTCTGTGGAGAAGTATGGAGATCCACTGAAGGATGCGGTTGCCAAGGCCCGATCGATTACCAAGGTGCGTGATGGTCTGAATATGTCATCCATCGCACTGGCTGCTGGTGTTTTCCTTATTGGACGTCACCTTCGACCCGAAGATGCGCGCGTCAAGGAATTCATTCGTGGTTATGCCGATGGAACCAACCTTAGCGTAGGTGACTCACGCATTGCATTGCGCACCTACAGCACAGGTCTTGGTGACGCGAACCGTAAGGTTTCGGTAGCCGATCAGCTTGGTGTCTTTATTAAGGCGTGGAATGCATGGGCCTCTGGACGATCGATTTCATTCCTTTCGATTCGCAAGGATGAGATGATGCCGACGGTGTTTATTCCGCCACGTCCCGAGGCAGATTTCGACGAGTAAGTAATATGCAGGTCTTGATACCTAGGTAAGAAATTGGGTTATGGTGTTGAGGTAGTTGGACACCTGTTCGTGCGATAACCCAGTTCACCTGCACCAACAAGTGAGGAACCAACTATGAATGAATTGGAGATGATAAAGGAGCGCGCTGAAAATTGGAAAAATAGCGGATATAACGAGCGCGAATTACGTGAAGAACTCATTGAATACATACGTGAACTTTTGCATAACTACAACATGACTGAATTGTCTGAATTAACAGGGATAAAACGCACAACATTGTACTACATGCTTTATGGCAGGAGTGGTAAAAATAGACAATCGGCTGCCTAAGGACATTTCCAGAGTCTTTGACTATTTAAACGAGCGTAAGGTAAAGGCAACTTGGTCTGAAATCTATGGGCCTATGTCCGATTTGTCCGGGGAAATATACATTTGGCGCGGTTATGGAAAAGAAATCGCCCAAGAACTTGACATCAATCTTCGTGCCACTTATAATTCCATAACCGTTTTAGAAAGTCTTGGTTGCCTTCGAAAAATAAAGCATGGTGCACAAAATACGCCAAGCATTTATAGGATAGTTAAGGAACCAGACGTTACCGAGTATTACCGGCTTAAAGAGCAATCAAGCATGTTCGGAAAGCCTATTGCAATGTCTAAGGCCGATCGTCTCCAAGATTCCCTAAATAAAGCACTTCATCGAATTTCTGTTTTAGAATCTGCAGTTGCCCGAATAGAGCGGCGATTGGATGTGAACCGTGGCCGACACCACGCTTGAGGAAGCGTCACGCTGCCCCCTGTGCCACACGCCAGGGCGTCTAGAAAAAACTGAGCCACAGAGGGACGGGTCCCGTATACATTTTTTTGTTTGCGCCAATATTAACCGATGCCGTTGGGCTGACGGTGCACCGTGGATAGTTCAAGTTCGCCGTGATGGTACAGTTGTTCAGGCACAAAAACACCAAAAGAAGTTTCCAGCAATTCCAGACCGAACCGAAGAGGTTCGTCGGAGAGTCGATGAAGATATTCGACGATCACTAGGTAACTAATGAATGACGTACTCTTTAAAAAGATTCTAGATGAGACAAAACTGGATCTACCGGAAGTACTAGCGTGCATAAAGCTATGCGAGGATAATGGAGTAGACGAAGACATAATTCCTGAGTATATTCGAATTGCTGCCAAGTATCACCATTATATTCCAGACTTTTATCCAAGAGTATTTGATTTTTTAGAGTACCTTATTACGTCCATTAACGACGGAATAGTATAACTTGGAGGTGAAAATGTCGTCACTTGAACTGTATGACTTTCAAAGAATCTCGGTTGATTTCCTCCTAAACAAAAGATCGTCGCTTCTTGGTGACGACATGGGGTTGGGAAAAACTCCACAGGCTGTAATTTTGGACAAAGAACGTCGGACAAATCAGCCTAATATTGTGAGCAAACCCAAAACGTTGGTTGTAACTTACTTGGGAATCTTTTCCTCATGGGTTGAACACTTCCAACAGTGGAACCCAGACCTTCGGGTTATTGCCATTGATAATAAGGATAGAATCCCTTTTCTTAAGGCTTTGGCTAACGACCTCGCTGATGTCTACATTGTTCACTGGCAAGGGTTGCGTCTTATCGGCGAAGAATTGGCACAAGTTAAATGGTTTCACATCATTGGGGATGAGATTCATGCTATTCAGGACAGGAAGTCCCAGCAGAGTCGAATTCTAAAGTCATTTAAAACCATTTATAAGACTGGCCTTTCTGGTACTCCGGCGTTCGACAAACCAGATGACCTGTGGAGTGTGCTAAACTGGTTGTATCCAGAGTTTTGGTCATCATATTGGCGTTATTATGATCGTCACATTATTTACCAAAACTATAATGGATATCGAGTAGTTGTTGGCATCGCACACGCAGACGAAGTTCAACGGCAAATGGCGAATTTTTATATTCGTCGCCGCAAGGAAGATGTTCTTTTTGATCTACCAGATAAGTACTTTACCCGAGTAGAAGTAGATCTACATCCAAAGCAAGCCAAGGCATACGAAAGTATGCGCAAGGATATGCTCGCATGGGTAGGTGAACATGAAGATGAACCGGTGTCTGCTCCTGTGGTCATCGCGCAGCTTACCCGCCTTCAGCAATTCTCTGATGCATTTGGGACGATTGACAAAGAAGCAGGCAAGATGGTTCTGGCAGATCCATCGACAAAGCTCGATGCGGTCATGCAGATTTTGGGTTCCACAGCAGAGCAGGTAGTAATCTTTAGTCAATTTTCCCAGGTTATAAAATTGCTTGGAAAGCGTCTTGAAAAAGCCAAGATCTCGCACGGTCTGTTTATTGGAGATACGCCTGCCCAACAACGTTCTCAAATTATTAGTGATTTCCAGTCGGGCAAGCTTAAAGTCTTTGCGGGTACGATCCAAGCTGGTGGGGTTGGCATCACACTTACCGCTGCCTCTACCGTTGTTTTTATTGATCGTACGTGGTCTCCTTCGCTCAATCGACAAGCTGTGGATCGTCTCCATCGTATCGGACAAAAGAACGCCGTGCAGGTCATCGATATTATCAGTAGAGGAACAATCGATACCAAGAGGCACGAAGAAATAGACCTGAAGTGGGAATGGATTAAAATGCTCCTTGGTGAGGAAGATGACTAACGAAAGACGTCAAGAATTGGACAAAGGTGAGTAGGCGAGAAGTAGTATTCATTATAGGCTTGACCATTCTTTGTTTATTTTGGATTATAATGGCGGGAGTTTTGCTTTGACCAAGAAAATTCGTATCACCAGAGCTACTGTTGGAACTTATGTTCCTGATTTCGAGGAAGATTTCTATTTTAGTCACAAAGTAGAAACATTTGAGGCTGCAACAGAAATTGATCACAAAAGCTTGGTGAAAGGAGAAGTTACGCTAGAGGAACTATGTTCCGACGAAGAAACCACGTATGTTTTGGAGATAATCGATGAGTGACGACGAAGTTTTAACACCAGAAAACATTGACACTCCACCTGACGCAGAATCGTACACACCTTCCGAAGTTTGCGCGTTATTTCGGGTGTCCCCTAGAACAGTAGTTCGGTGGGAACGCGATGGGAAACTGGAGAAATATGGAGTTCGCGTATACCGAACAATAGGGCGACACCGTCGATTCAACAAGGAAGATATTAACCGAATGTATTATGAGCTTAATCCCAAACCAGAAGATGAGTAATGACTTATCAAGATCCCGACAGACTAACAAAAGTTACCGTAAACCTTACACCAAGGGCAATTTCCGCGCTCAATGAACTAACAATTATAACTGGGTCGTCTAAGACCGAAGTAATCAATCATGCACTTCAAGTATATCAACTCGTTGATGAGTGGACTCGGCAACCAGGTGGTCTTCGAATTATGCATGATGACGGTACAATTGTAAAGGTTTATCTTTTATAACTAACTTAAAGTCATACGATCAATTAAAGGAACTAGTTGAGTAATATCATAGCTGAGTTCGTTGGTGGCCCAAAATGTGGTACTGTCATGGCAATACCTGATTTGAGAAGTAGGTGGTTGTTTCCAGTAATAGGACAGCTATCGTTTTACTCTAATGAGAATAACGATTTGGATGTCGAAACAAAAGTTATAGTTTACGATATCATTCTCGATCCGGCGATGAAGCTACCATCTATGAACGATTCTGGCGAATACCGATACGGTTACAAAGGGATTCAATGAATAAGTGGACGGTCAATGACTACATTGATAACAAGCTCGTTCACTCTTTGCACACATCCGAACGGCGGTCGTTTCGCGGTTGCCGGCGTCGGTGGCACTGGGCGTACCGCGACATGCTGTACCCTGTGGTCACGCCTAAGGCGCTGGAATTTGGGGTAGCGTTCCACAAGGCCATGGAAACATTCTACGCCCCAGAATTTTGGGGACGAGACCCCGAGGCAATGATGTGGACTGCAATTGGCGCATTTGATACTGAATGTGCCTTGCAACTTAAACGCTATAAGAACCTCAATGGCGAACCTGAGGTTTCCGTTCTTGAAGACTACAAAGAACGGGTAAGCCTCGGGAAGAATATGCTTAAACATTACTGTGAAACTGTCTCTCCACAATATGATATTGGTTTCACCCCTGTGGAAGTCGAAGTAGAATTCGAGGTTCCCATCCTCGGTCCACAGGGTGAGATCATTAATTGCAAATGTGATCAATGTTGGCGACGTTTTGTTGCACATCCGGAAGCTCAAGAAGAACTAAAATCGACATATGTAAACTACGAAGGAAAAACTCTTACACTTCGCGAACTTGGACCTGATAGTTCACACTGGCGTGGTCTTCCGGTAACGTACGGCGGCCGGCTAGATATGTTGGCAAAAGACGATTTAGGTCGTTTTTGGATTTTCGACTGGAAAACTACCGCACGAATGTTAAACGAGGGCACGGAAGAGGCGTTCCTTGAACTCGACGATCAAATTGCTTCTTACTGTTGGGCGCTTAAGGCTCACTATAATATTCCTGTCGCTGGCTTTGTCTATGTTGAGATTAAAAAAGCATATCCACAGCCACCGGAAGAACTATCCAGGCTCTATAAAGGAAAGAAGTTCAGCACTAACAAACAGTGGATGACAACTTCGCAAATTTTTACCGACCATGTGGTACAAAATGATCCTACGGCATATGCCGATGGATTGTACGATGATCATATTGCTTGGCTAAAGGTTGAAGGTCCTCAGTTCCACAGGCGGCACCAGATTCACAAGAATGACCATGAAATCGAGGAAATTGGCAAGAACATCTACCTCGAAGCATTGGATATGGTAAACTGTCCTCGAATATATCCACAGCCGGGGCGATTTACCTGTAATACTTGTTTGTTCCGTCAGCCATGTCTTGGAAAGAACATGGGTGAAGATTATGAATACACTCTTTCCACGCTTTTCGAACAAAAATCTAAGCACTATTGGGAAGAGAAGGAACCATCTACAGAATGAGAAACGACTACGTTTTAAATGCTATCGAGCAAATGCGAATATGTACGTCAAGGGCCGAAAGGAATCGCGTTGCTGCCATCGCGAGACGTGCTGAACTAAAAGAAGAAATCAAAAATAGACGAGAACGTTCAGATAATTCTAAGGACGTTATCTATTTTCCTTTAGAAAGAGCGGTAGACTTCGCTATTAAGGATGATTTACGATACAAATCGTTTGTTTCCGATAATCAATGGTACATTCAACAATCAATAATGTGGGCAAACATAGCTCAGACTGAAATGCGATATTGGGAATTCGTCCTACTAACCGAGGGACAATGATGCGAGTTGGTATAACTGGTTCTCGTTTTGGTCCGGTGTCCGACGAGCAAGCACATACTCTTAAACAATCCCTAAAAGGACTCATGGGAAAGGAAAACATACTATACCATGGTGCCTGTGTGGGTGTTGATGAAGAAGCCGTTATGATGGCTCAAGAGCTTGGATATAGTTGCGTTGCCATTCCACCGATAGATAAGAAGTCTGTCTCAGAAGCCGCACTCATGTTATCTATTGAAATACGCCCCGACTTGGGTTATTTAGCTCGCAATAGAGAAATAGTCCATGAATGTGAAATATTGATCGCTGTTCCGCATACAAATTATTTTGCACCGCTCTCTGGAACGTGGTACACGATTCAATACGCAACTAAATTCGGCCGAAAACACACTATTATCTATCCAGACGGAACAGTTCGATTTTAAACATTTCAATCACAAATTTGTCCGATTTGCTCAATATCAACTGTCCGAATTGCTGGCTTGACCAGGTAAAACGTTACTGATAGGCTGGGTTGAAATCCTCACCCCTAAAGCCTAGGTGACAAATGAGCTTATTGGAAATCGCTGGTCTCCCGATTGAAAAGGTAAGCCAAAAAGTCCCATTCGTGAACATGTTGGTATACGGTGAGTCTGGTGCGGGCAAAACTCGTCTTGCCGGTTCGGCCGACGACGTTCCCGCAATGCGCAAGGTATTGTTTATAGACGTAGAGGGTGGTACGCTCACTCTTCGAGATACATATCCCGACGTTGAAACAATACGCGTCAAAACATGGCCAGACATGCAAAGAGTATACGATGTCTTGTATGCCGGTAAGCATGGTTTTACTACAATAGTAATTGACTCATTGACGGAAGTTCAAAAGATGTCAATGGACACCGTCATGAGAAAACTTGTAGAGGAACACGAAGAACGAGATGCAGATGTTCCAGGTATTCGAGAATGGAACATTAACCTAGAACAGACGCGTAAGTTTGTTAGAGCATTTCGTGATCTCCCTGTGAATACGATATTTACGGCACTTGTTCAGTCAGATAAAAACAATAGAACTGGCGCAATAAAGCGCAAACCCTCGCTATCGGGTAAACTCAAGGATGAAGTAGCCGGATTCCTTGATATTGTTGTTTATCTTTATACAAAGGAGAAAGATCAAGAAAACGTCAGATTCCTTCTCTGTGGACAAACCGAAGATACCGTCGCAAAAGATCGATCAAACGCGCTAACGTTAACGATCGAAAATCCAACAATGGCCTCTGTCTGGGGGCTACTACACAACAGGGAGAACACAAGTAATGGGTCTGAAAGTAAACTTCAGTAAAGATGAAGCAGAATCCGCCCCGCGTGAGGTACTTCCCACAGGTGAGTACCATTGCAAGATTGTTGAGATTGAAACCCGCGACGTAAAGCCGACGAGTCCAAATGCTGGTAAGCCTTTTTGGAACATTAAATTTGTCGTGCAGAGCGATAAATATGCAGGTCAATCGATCTATTCCAACATCATGCTCTTTGAGGGTAAAGAAGGAACTCTTGGTTCTCTTTCTCAGTTCCTAAAGGCTCTTGGATACGAGATCATTCCAGGAGAGTTTGAGCTTCCAGAGGAAGATTCACTCATCGGAAGAGACATCAACGTAAAGGGTGTTAAACTTCCTGCTGGATACAACGCAAAGGCCAAGCGCGATCTGCCGGAACGATTCAACGTGAATGGTTACAAACCTGCTAGCGTTGTTACAAAGGCCGGCGACACTCAATTCCTTCCGTAATCCCCTGGTTAGGACGGCCCGCCTCCTAACGGGGGCGGGCTACCTTTTTCTCCGAAAGGTGGTGTATGTCTTACTCAATCTTTCGGGATTTGGTCGAAGATACCTCCGAGCAACGGCGAACTTTCTTTAAATTAGTCTTCGGCTCAGCCACCGGATTTGTGTGCATATCTTATTTAGATCATCGGTCTCGAAAAATGACCAAAAAGTTTTTCGAATGGCCAAATAAGATAGAAGAAATGCTCACGGATATTGAGGTACATTCTCAACAATTAGTCCATGCGTATTTCTGTTCCGCACTATACAGTACGCCCGGAAATAAGCACAAGGAATACGTCGGCACATGCACAAATGTATGGGCAGACCTTGATACATGCGATCCTCGCTATCTTCTCGTTCCACCTTCAATTCTTACCCAAACGTCGGCGGGACGTTACCAAGCTTTGTGGTTAATGGAAGATCCCATTGAACCACAGGTGGCGGAAGATATCAGTCGTAGAATTGCATATTATCATGCAGACCAAGGAGCGGACAAATCTGGTTGGGATTTAACCCAACTTCTTCGAATACCCTATACACCAAACTATAAATATGGGGAAATGAGTCAAGCCCCCATAGTTACGGTAATAGATGCAGAACGTTTGCTGTATAGATCGGGCGACTTCCACAGGTATCCACAGGTACGAGGAATAGAGCAATACAATTCCGAGCCTCCCGAAGAAATTCCTGATACGTCAGTTGATGACGTTCTTAAGGAATATATTGGAACTCCATATTTCTATCAGACGTTTCACTCTGAACCTGATGGAGATTGGTCCGGTCGTCTGTGGAACCTTATAAAACTCTGCGTAGAAATGGGAATGTCCAGGTCTGAAGCCTTCATTGTATGTTGGGCAGCAAAATGTAATAAATATCGTCGCGACGGGCGGCCGGAAACGGAGCTATGGCGTGACATAGACAAAGCTTTCATCAAAAAAGTTGAAGTTATGAGGTTGCTGCCAACATCTGGCGCAACAATTCCAGATCTTATTTCTCCCGAAGAAATAAAATTAGTTAAAAGTCGTGCCACATTTGTTGAAAAGTATATTGAATGGGCATCAAGACTCACTGATGCGGCTCCACAGTACCATCAGTCTGGCGCTTTTATGATTTTAAGTTCGTTGCTCGCAGGTAACGTAAAACTTAACACAAACTTTGGCTCGATAATACCCAACCTGTGGTTTATGCTCTTGGGTAATACCACACTTACGCGTAAAACCACAGCCATGAACATTGCCATGAAGTTGCTATATGAGATTGATGAAGAATATTTGTTGGCGACGGATAGCTCACCTGAGGGCATCCTTGTTGGAATGCGTGATCGTCCCGGTAAACCATCAATCTTCCTTAAAGATGAATTCGCTGGGCTTTTGGACGTCATTGCCAACAAAGATTACATGTCCGGCTTTGCCGAACAATTAACAAAGCTTTATGATGGAGAACCACTTAAGCGACTACTTCGCAAAGAGACGATAGAAATAAAAGACCCAGTATTTATCATGTACGTTGGTGGACCAAAATCCAAAACACAAATGCTTTTAAACGAAGATCTCGTTGTTGGTGGATTTCTGCCAAGATTTGTTATTATCACGGCAGAGCCCGATACTTCGCGCGTACAACCTATGGGCCCACCTGTCCAAAGAGACCTAGAAGAACGAGAGTTTTTGAAAAACGAACTCATTGATATTAAAAATCACTACGTTGGAAGTACTACAGTCGTTAGCAATGGCGAGACAATTGGGACAATTAACCGCACAACGAAAGTATACTTGACACCCGAAGCCTGGAAACGATACAATGACTATGAAAGAACTCTAACCCAAACAGCATTGGATACGGGTCTTGATTATCTAACACCTGTATATGATCGTCTTGCGAAATCCACCCTAAAAGCAGCTATTCTTATTGCTGCAAGTACCCAGCGAGATCAGCAGGTTGTTGTCAATCTGCAAGACCTGCTGCATGCCATTTATTACGCCAAGGAATGGCGATCCTATTCAAACGAAATAGTTACCGGACTTGGTAAGACCTATGATGAACGTCTTATCGACAAGATTCAAAAGTTCGTTTACACAACAAACCTTGGCGTCTCACGCGCTGAATTGATGAATGTATTCCGTTTGGATGCGAAACGCGCCGACCTTTTGCTAAGAACAATGGAACAACGAATGCTAATCAAACAAATGAATATTGACGGAGAGCGGCGCTACTATCCATGTGACTAGGAGAAATAGATGTATTACCCGCACGCATATGACTTAAAGGTTGGTGCAGTGTTCGGCAATTGGTCTCCCCCTCTGTGGAAGCGTTATTTCCACTTCGGTTCCCACAGGGGGCGGAAGAGTTTTATTCAATGGATTCTGTATGTCGTGGCAAGCTGACGCCTTAAAGAAATTTGAGGATATCAGAACCGAACGCTGGGATCTCATTCAGCCGCCAGATGATGTCGACAAGATGTTGGCAGATATAGCAAATTTGGCAACTGTCCTCTTCATTTTCCGACAAATACCTAAAGATGAGGGCTTTAAGTCATATGAGTAGAAAACATCCTTGGGCAGAATGTGAAAAGTGTCCATACCAGAATCGTGGAGGATTTGTTCCTACGTTAAATCCAAAACCGATTGGTAGGGTTGCAGTTATTGGTGAGGCTCCGGGCGCTTATGAAGCTGCGTACGGCATACCTTTCACCGGGCCAAGTGGTGATCTACTCAACTCAGTCTTGAAACATCATGGTATTGATCGCAACGATGTTATGATCTCGAACTCGGTACTTTGTAGGCCAGATGGGAATGAGGACCCCCCAAAGGCTGCTCTTGCCGCATGTGCGCCAAGATTGCACAAGGAAATTAAAGAATCCGGAATCGATACAATCATCGCGGTTGGTAAGGCGGCAGCGCATGCATTGCTCGATGATAAGTCAACAATGCGAAAGCTACGTATCGGTCCCCCCAAAGCGTATAAATATTCATCGGGTATTGGAGTCGTTGCTACTTGGCATCCTGCTTACTGCCTACGTAGTCCTGACGCTTTTCCCGATTTTGTTGCTGATGTTGGTAAAATAAAAGGTGGATTAGTCGATGCTTGGGTTGAGCCAGAGATCTGGGTATATGACAATCCTGGCATTGCCGCACGAGTCGTGCAGAAACTTGGAAGCAGATTTGACCGCTTCGTACTGGACATTGAGTGCGGCGCTGAAAAAGACAACGTTTACATCCACCCAAGTGAGTGGCCTTTGCTCTGTTTGGGCATCTCTTTTGCGCCAAAACGGGCTGTGGTATTGGGGGAGAACGCCGTTAACAGTCCCGAAGTTAGAAGTGCACTCCGGGAAATTCTACCGAGAGTTAAGCTCATTGCTCACAACGGCAAATTTGACCTTGCCGGACTTCGTAATGTGGCGGGTAAACAAAAGCTCTGGTTTGATACGATGCTTGCCTCCAACTGTATTGATGAACGTCCTGGACGCCATGGCCTTAAGCAATTATCAATCGAACGATTAGGCGCACCTGATTACGAGGCGGAAATTAGGGCATATGTCCCAAGGTCAGGCAACTACGGGGACATACCTCGGGATGTCCTTTACAAATATAACGCCTACGATGTTATCTGCACATGGGACCTTATGGAGCTTTTCGAACGGGAAATGTCGAGCACTGACCATAATAAGCTTAACTTTCTCGTTCGGGCATCCAATGCTATTATTGATTTGGAACTTGCCGGTATAACATTTGATCAAAAATACAATAAAGAATTGGAAGACCAATTCCTTCTAGAACTTTCTCGGATAGAACTTGAAATAAGTCAGATTGTTGGGTATGATATTAATCCACGCTCTGTTCCACAGGTGCAAGCATTTTACGCGAGCAAGGGATTTATTCTCCCAACAACGGGGGCAGATTTCCTTAAGGAGTTGTCTGAGAAGTTAAGCGGGGAAGTTCTAGACTTTACCGAAAAACTATTACACCATCGAAAGAGGGCAAAACTTTATGGCACATACGTCAAGGGCCTCGCTAAAAGGGTCTACAAAGGAAAAGTCTACACTACTTATTTGCTCCACGGAACGACTTCCGGAAGACTTTCGAGTCGAGATCCGAATCTACAAAACGTCGTCCGTGACAAACCAATCAGAAACCAATTTACCGCTTCCTCCGAAGATCGCCGACTTGTGCAGCTTGATTACAAGCAAGCTGAAGGACGCGTTATCGCAACCCTCTCCCAAGACGAATACCTAAGGAAAATATTCTGCGATCCCGAAAGAGACATATTCAACGAACTGTGCAACGACGTCTTTGGCGTCGGGAAATGGGGAAAAGAGCAACGCGTTACTATGAAGTCCATCTTCTATGGAAATGCCTACGGGCGCGAGGCAGCGTCCATTGCGAAGGCACTTCATCTAGATCATGGGCTGGATATCTCCGTTCGCGAAACTTCCGCCATGATGCGAGAATTCAACGCACTTATTCCTGGTGTGGTGGCGTGGCAAGCCGCAATAAAACACAGAGTTCTTAGCGGAGAAGATCTAGTAACACCATACGGGCGCCGACGAAGCTTTTGGCTCATTACCGACAAGAACCGAAAAGATGTTCTCAATGAGGCTCTTAGTTTTCTTCCTCAGAGCATAGCTTCGGATATCTGCCTAACTGCTCTAATCAACGCGCAACCAATGCTCGATGGCAAAGCTATAATGAGAATGACTATCCACGATGCTTTGATATTTGAATGTGATAACGACATGGTACACGAAATTGCAGGAATGGTTAAGCAGGAAATGTTGAAATCTGCCCATGAATTTACTGAGTATGTACCGTTCGAAGTGGATATGACAACAGGCTTCAGATGGGGCGAACTATAGGAGAAATTGTGGACGTGAAGTATCATGAGAATAATTCGAATTAATAATGATCGAACTTATTGGTCAGATCTTCAAGTTGATCATTACAGAACCGAATTAGAAACTGAAAACAACAAAAAGAACGACAACCTCTTTATTGTTTTGGCAATTATAGCAGTACCGTTAGCTATGGCAATGCTGATATTTATATCAATATTAGTTATTAATTCAAATGAGGTAAATCCTAATAAGCAATCAAACATACATAGCTCAGAATCTTGCGATAACGAAGGAGAGATTAGAAATTCTCAAAATGGAGTGTGGGAATGTGAAAAAGATTCTCCAAACTCATACACGAGGAAGCATTGGATAAAGATACGATGAGAATAACGCGTAAAGAACGCGGTCAAGTATGGTCTGAAGATCAATTCGCAGAATACGAACTAACATACACCCAACCATTTCACAACTTTTTCATAGCATTACTATATCACCATACTTGGGAACGACTAACCTGGCGAATATGGCGCCACATTGAACTACGCTGGCCCAGAAAGTTTGGTCAAAATTGGCCATTTGAAGATGGTAGTGGAGAATTACACGTTCCACCAACGAACGTGCAAGACATTCGCTGCTACCATCTTAGACAAAAGAATCGTGTTGTAGTTGACCGGACAATCGGAGAGTGGAAGCCTTGGCCGACGAAGAGGAATGGTTCCCCGTCGAATCCAGAATAGAACCAGATGAAGGTTTTTGGGTTCGAGGTATGGTTCCTAAGGTAGCGGAAATAGAAGATGATCTGGGAAATAGACAAACAGTAATATACATTTCAATGGATGTCTTTAATCGATCAAAGCATAAAAACGAACTTCTAGATTTCTTTTTGCCAATGGAAGTCTGGGAAGATTTTTGTTTAAGGACGCGGGATTGAAATATTTAATCTTCGGACCTGCTGGTGCTGGAAAAACGTCCATTTCCAACGAACTTAGAAACAGAAATATTTGGTCAATAGATGATGATCATTTTGGTTTGTGGTACGACTCAACAGATAATATAGTTCATAATTATCTTGGAACTCAAGAATGGCGAGAATCCCACAAATATCTATGGGATCTTAAGGCTTTGGCACAAATATTACAACCTTACGAAACAGTTTACTTTACTGGAATATCGACGAATACCTTAGACGCTCTTCCTCTCTTCGATAAAAGTTTCTTCTTACATGCAACTGTTGATACATATTGTCAAAGACTTACAAATGACGATCGTAAGACTAACTATCCTATCTTAGAATTACCCGAATATGAAAAGTTTATTAAAAATCACTTGGAAATTGTCTTACCCATCATAAAGGAGCGTGGTTGCATTTTTATTGATGCAGAGCAACCCTTGAATAAGGTTGTGGAGGACATCCTAGATAGGAGTTGATCATGCGATTATCCCAATACCGAACTGGTGCAGTCGGTATAGCGTGTGCATTTCTCGGCCTAATTGTTGGAGCTTTAGCTTCAACCTCCGGCAATGCGCAAGTCATCGCTTCGTGCGATCCAAGTCCTTCTCCCGTTGTTAGTGATTCGCCATCACCAACGCCGTCACCAACAGTCGCCGGACCACCGGCTTATCCCAATGCTACGTCCACAGGGGTACCGGCAGGAACAGTTCTAACCGTATTTAATGGGAACATGACCATTAATACTGCTGGCGCAGTTGTTGAAAACAAAGACATTCGTGGTTGCGTGGTCATTACCGCACCGAATGTTACCCTCAAAAACTCGAAGGTTACCTGCACTAATGGGTATGGTGTAGACGTACAACTTTTTTCAGACTTAAAAGGTGCTCCTCGTCCTTACATTCAGGATACAGAGATCACCTGTGGTGATGGACCTGGGACCGGCCTTGGTGAAATTAACTTCATTGCAATCCGACTCAACATTCATGGCTGCGAAAACGGCGCCGATGTTGATTCGGATGCCGATATTCGTGATTCATTCATTCACGATATTTACAATGGCGGCGGTGCCCACGCTGACGGAATTCAAAGCCAGGTTGGACATAACCTGAACTTTGTGCACAACACAATTCTTAGTGCTGATCCCAATAAGCAGCTTGGCACGTCGGCAATTATTGTACCACCGACAGGGACCGTGAAAATTCTTATTCAGGACAATCTTGTCGCTGGTGGCGCATACACTATTTATTGTCAGCGTCCTACATCTGGTAGCGAAAACAGTGTCATTGACAATAAATTCAGCACTATGTATTCTTCAAAGATAGGCGCGTATGGTCCGGACGACGATTGTGCCGATGAAGCTCATGTTTCAGGGAACGTATATTACGATGGGCCTAATGCTGGAAAGTTGATTACACTGTCATGAATAAGTGGAAAATAGCTCTTATGGTCATCACTATCCTATGGACGGTTGGCCTCGAACTATTTTACGCCATAACAAACGGGCCAACAATCACCTGGATTTTCGTTAACTATGTTCCACAGGCGGTGACAATGACGTTGGTTGGGCTTTTGGTTGGTTGGATCGGTAAACACTTCACCGATGAGTATCGTAAAAAGAAGGAGAGATCTAAACTAGACAACAATAGCGCACCATAAGAATGGAGAATTTGTTATTGAGTAAGGAAGACGACATTAGAGTGCACCAAACGATATTGAATCGCGCCATAGATCGATTAGACGTTCGAATAAACCGATTATTAAAAGCTAGAGCACGACTAGAAACACTACGAATTAAACCTCCTGTGACTGATGACAAAAATGAAAGGGAAGACCATGAGTGAGATCCACCGGCTCACCGTCGCTGATCCAGTGGACGATCATGGATGACGCCAAAATGTGGGCCGAGATTAGAAAAGCCTTTTCCGAGACAATCGGATTCGACATGAGCGCCGCTGGTCAAGACCTCGCCTTTGGATTCGCTGCTGGATTCAGCGCCGGGCGACAATCGATCGCAGCCGACTTGCGCCGGGATTCTGAGAACCAAAACAGTTGGCTGTGGTTCGAGTTAGGCGAGTCGGCGCTGCTCAAAGTCGCTGAGTGGATCGAGAAGACAGGAATGAAGGCTGATTCATGCGAGGAG